CATTTATTAAGTGGGTTAATACATTAAGGGGGTGGGTCCATCAGGAGTGGGGGGGTCCATTAGTGGGGGGTTAATACGTTAAGAGGGTTAATGCATTAAGTGTGTTAATATATTAATAGGGTTAATATATTAAGGGGGTTAATATATTAATGGGGTTAACTAGTGTTGTTGGTACTGAGAACCGTTATCGCGACACGCCGACTTGACTCACCCAGTCGAAGCTTGATATGGTAGAGCCATCAAACAAACCACAACACAAGAGGAGATTAAAATGCGTTACGTTGGGAACTATGAATTGCAGCCGCTTAACACCGCACAGCAGTCTTTTTATCGCAAGGCAATAGTCGAGATGTTGGATGCCGGGCGAGACGGCATGGGCTACGCGCTCAGGTCATACGGCACCACGGTGTGTGTGGTCAAGCCGATTACGTCAACCGGCACGTATCCGGCAATCTATGACGTCTCTATTGACATGGATGCGCTCAGTGCCACAACATTGAGGCACGTCAAGGAATTCTTGGCGCAGACTGATGACGTTTTTCGTGGTATCCACCTTGATTGGCTGAGGGATAAGGTCTGCCGCGGGAAGACGGTGGACGATGGCGACGTTACCCGCTTCCGCAGCCTCTATGCCATGCATAGGATGTAACACCCCCCCGCCCAGTACTACACGCCGACTTGTCGGCGTGTCGTATTAATGTATAGTATAAATAACAACAACAAATAGAGGTGATGAAAATGAGAAAACAAACGTTTGTCGACAACATGACGGCACGAGGGTACGAAACGGCCACCTCACCGACTGGCAACGTCACAGCAGCAAAGGGGGACACCATCGTACGATGGTTGCGCACAGACCACGAAAAGATATACGTAGAAACGTCCGGTATCAAAATGTTGATACCGCCGAAAGTCTCGGACACGGAAACATTCCGACTATTGGACTATCTAGTCAAGCCCTGACAGCATACATGCGGGTGCAAGTCCCGCAAGGGCACGAAAACATATCCGCCATCTATTAAGGAGTGGTCACAATGGCTGATAGGATAGCGATACTCGGCGACGAACCGTATGCCGAGTGGGTTAAGCGTGACGGCACTGCGCAACGCCTTTTCAAGGCGTATCGCGACAAGTGGCCGGACGGCACCGCAAAGTGCGTTGCAATCGGCGGCGAGTTCTACGTTCGTTTCCAAAACGGTGAAATACGCCACGTCGATACCGCCGCCGATTTCGACTACGAGTCGGAATGGTGCGCGCAATGCGGCGACCCCATCGACTCGGAAGGCGGTGAATACTATTGCTGTGACGTCTACGGTTGCGACGCGGTGCTTTGCGAGGATTGCGGCGGTGCGGGCAATAGCTACTACTGCCCTCGCCACCGCGGCAACGAACTGTTTTCGAGGGGAAAGGAATGCGAGTGCACCTATCCGTACGCGCACGAGCATAATGGTCAGTTCACGTTCGGCGTCGAGGTTGAAATCGAGTCCGAACTGGATGACGACTTTGCGGAAAACGTCAAGGATTCCGACATAATCGCCGGTTGGGACAAAGACCCGTCGCTAGAGTCGAACGGCATTGAACTGCAAACCAACATCCTCGACATGTCCAAACTACCAGCATTACGGGAACTCATAAAGGGAATACCGTACTACGGTGAGAACGCTGGCGGCCACATCCACGTGTCGCGCACCGCCAACCAGTGCGCAAGCCGTTGGTATTGGGCGTTGCGCGGATTGGACGCATCCCAATGCGAGCGCCTCAACATGCGCCACATGGGCGACGATTATTGGTGTGGGCTCAACCATGGCGAGTATACGGGCAAACATACGGCAGTCAATGACGAGCACCGTGACACCATCGAGTTGCGCACGTTCGATTGCTGGTATGAGGATAGCGCCGGCAAACTCGTTCCAGCCATACGGTGGATACGCGCCATGTGGCGGTTCTTCGAAAAGCACCCCCGTGGCACGGTCAAGGCGAACGTCATAGAACAATACTCTTCATGTATGGCTGACAACGTGACCGATACGCCACACCTTACGCTCGACGAACGACTCGCCGCGGCACGCCGCGTCAAGGCCGCCCGAAAAGCGGAAGATAAACGGAAATGTCAGGAACGCGCCATCGAGATACGCCGCAACGTCGAAAAAAACGTGGAAGCGTCACGCCGGGCGCGCGCAAGCCACGGCAACACGCGTACGGCACTCCACGAATGGAACTACAATCAGAATCAACGCGAATATCGGCGTGAGATCATTGATAGATGTCTTTCCAACGCTACGACAGCCTACGCGTTCCCGTCACGTGATCTGCGCCCACTGCACATCTACTTGGCCATGGCGACGGTGAGAATCGTAGAAAAGGGCAAAACGTTCCGCAGTCTCGAACATTTCAGCATCTACCATGCCGCCAACAGTGCGACGATATGGGACGGGTACGAATATGGCAACCGACACGGTGACACCGCACAGCGGGTGCTCGAAAACATTCTGCGCAACCGTGTCGCACTCGCTTCACACGGCAAACCGACGACGGAACCGTTGGAGCGCACCGCGCTGCGACTGTACAAGCGTGTCGGACGTCCCGAACTTAGCGCACGCTACGTGCGGATCCGCAAGAATGTCGCGAACGCTGAGTGAACGGATCTTCGGGGGCTGGAGACTCCAGCCCCCACAAATTATGAAAAGAGGAAAATAATAATGTGTGTTATCGTTACCGCAGTCCCCGGCGCAATGCCGGAACCTTACGACATTCTCGCCATGAGCGAGACTAACCCGGACGGGGGCGGTGTCAGCTGGTGGGATGGAGAACGCTTGAGAGTGTTCAAAAACGTTGACCCGTTGAAAGTTGTCGGCTTCATCTTCAGCCATTGGCAGCAGTTGCGTGACGCCCCGTGCCTGATACACTTCCGTCTCGCCACGCATGGCGCGGTTGAGCCGCGCAATTGTCACCCGTTCCGTACTGACCGTGGCTATATTGCGCATAACGGTATCGCCTACTATTTTGAGCTTGGACCGTACGCGTCGGACTCCCGCAACATGGTTGACGCGTGGGTTAAAAGCGGATACGACAACTCGGTGCTCAAGGGTCAAGGATATGTGGCGCTCATAACCCCCCACGGCTGCCTTAAATGGCTTGAGGGCGAACCGATTGAATACTCCCGCGGCGTATGGGTTTCCAACACGGATTGGAATATCTGACTGATTTCGGGCGTGTCGCAAGGCACGCCCTGATATGATGGATGAAAACAATCAAGAAAAGAGGTTGATAAATGAAACCGTTCGAATATTTTGATAAAAGAGTCAAGGTGCTCTTGCATGATGTCAGCACCTATACTCTCACCGAACACCGAGAAGCGGTGCCGGCCATCGTAGCACTAACCGCCGAATTGAACGACACCGACTACCGTTATGCATTCGAGGCGTATCTGAAAGGCCGCGCCTCATGCATGGCCGATACCGTCAAGGAGTTGGACGGTGATGAGATTGGTTTGGACCGCCTGAGGGAGATTCTGCGCAATCTGCGTGACGAATGGTTGCCGCAAACCAGTTCGGACTTCAACTCAATGGTGGTATCGGCCATACGCATGAGCGTGACAGATGAAGCAATCGACAACGAACTGAAGGACCGTGGATATTATGAGTGACATACTCACACGCATAGCGGCGGTACAGCAGGAGGTGGGAGCGGCCAAACGTTCCACCGAAGGCTACGGATACAAGTACGCCACGTTGAATGACGTTTGGACGCTGGTCAAGCAGGCCATGGCCGACAACGGGCTGGGATGGACCGCGGCGGGGGCGAGTGAGATCGTCGGCGCTGAAACCGACATGCCTACCGTATACAACACGCTCACCGTAGCCGTCTACGAAACAGACCATGATGGCATGAACCTCATGGAAATGGTGAAAAACGGTGAAGCGTTGAGCAGCAGCTACACGTATCCGGCTACAGCCGCGCAGCAGGTTGGAAGTTTCGAAACCTATTATCGGCGTTACGGACTGATTCACCTGCTTGGCCTGACCACAGTTGCCGACGATGACGGAAAATCATCATCCCCCCTCCCCGCCCCCTCACTTACCGAAGAATTCAAGTAACCAGAAAGGAAAAACATCATGGCAGACATGCTCGAAATCGAAGCGGTAGGCGAAATCCGATTCGTCCACATCAAAGACAAGTACCAGTCCGACGCGGCGAAACAGCGTGGAATCGAACCCAACTACCAGTTGCAGCTCTCGTTCCCCAAGAACGGAGACGTGCATAAGGAACTCGTCGCGTCCGCGAAACAGTTGGGCGTGCGCGCAAACGGCGACAACCTCCGTTACAAGGATGGTGACCTTGTTACCCTCAAGGATGGCACCAAGCCGCAGCATGGCAAGTGGCTTATCAACCTGTCCAGTAAGTGGAAGCCAAGCATCGTGGACCAGAACGCCAACGACTTGGAATTGAAGGAAGAGCCGGGCGACGGCACCCTCGCCAACGTCGCATTCAAAATCGGCTCCACCAAGGAAGGCAAGCTCACCTACTTCCTCACCGGCGTGCAGCTTCTGAAAATCGAAGCGAACAACACCCCCTCCCCCCACAAGTTCGGAGCCTACACGCAGCTCTCCTTGAGCGACGGGGGCATTGCCGTAGAGGAACCGGAGTTCTAGACCGTGAACGCGCCAATCCACTACAGTGACGAAGACATGATTGACGCGCTCACCACCTGCCTGAACATCGACCAAGCCGCGCGTGCGCTCAACGTGTCGCGCGGCTGGCTGTTCCCGCACGCGAAACGGTTGGAACGCGAAGGCAGGATACTGCCGAAATCAATCATGCCAGCATATTTCAGACCAAAGGAGACCGAACGATGAAATTCCAAGACACCCCCCCCACCGGCTATAGGAAGATTAACGGGTTCAACAAGGCGTTGGGAGAACATTTAGGCAAATGGACGCTATACAAAACCTATGACCACCCCAACACCGCATACACCGTCGCATGGAGCGTCAGAAAAAACCGTCTCAGCTGGACGGAACCCGACTGGACATACGAGGCGAGCACAATCCGTACGATGGCACAACGGTACGAAGTATGGGTGAGGGCCGTCGATGCGCCTGAACAGTAGAAAACAGGAGCCGTTGGAAGCCGACATTCAAGCACGCCTCATAAAAGGCTTGGAAAAACGCGGCTGGTACGCGCAGAAAACCGAAGGCCGCTCCCGCAACGGATTCCCCGACGTCACCGTCGTGGACACGTTCGGCAACACATGGTTCATCGAACTCAAACGCACCGTAGGAAGGCCAAGCGAAGACCAGCGTAGGGAACTCGCGCAACTGGCCGCACACAACGCCAACATCATGCTCGTCTACGGGCTGAAAGGCGTTGACTGGCTGCTATCCGTCAAAGACTGGCGGGACATGACCAACAGACGGTGCGAACTGCTCACAATAAACTCCGAAGGAGAACCGAAATGGGTGAAAAGAATCTAGAATACCACGTTTACGACACGCGCGAACAATGGCTCGAAGCCCGCAAAACCACGGTCGGCGCATCCAGCCTCGCGCATTTCATCGCAACCGGACAGCTACCATCACCCCCTCCAGACGTTCCGGCAGTACAAAGCGCCATCCAGTTCGGCAGCATATGGGAGCCGATGGTGGTCAAACTGTATGCCGAACACCTGCACCTCGACTTGGCGTCGAAGAACACGCCGCTCGCCAACCTCGCGGCAGGACAGCTCGCATGGTACGACAACAGCTTCTACACGGACGGCAGGATGCACGTCTCGTTGGACGCCGCCTACCGTGACCGCGACGGCCTCCTGCATACGGTGGAAGTGAAGACCGGAAGCAAACCGTCATACGCTTTCCTATCGGCCATGCAGCACCGCCAGTATTCGGCACAGGCGCAACTCGAAGCTCGCATGGTCGGAGCGAAATTCGCCGAAATCATCTACGCGCAACGCCCGACAGACTGGGAGCGACTATCCTCCGACGCCATCACCGAACATATCGGAAAAACATTGGACATCGTATTCGTCAGCGACATCATGGAACAGGATGCGGTGGACGGGTGGTACGACGCCTACAAGAAGGACGACGGTTCGGAAGACGGCCTTCCGCTAATGTCCGAAATGTTGGAAGCAAAGGAACGGTACGAGAACGCCAAGGAACGGCTCACCATGTGGCTGGCCGAACATCCCGGCGAACGCGTCCACTGCGACGGCCACGTCGCACGACTCGTCGAAACGTCACGCACGACAACCGACTATGCGACACTGTTCGGCCAGCATCCAGAAATCGACCTGAAACCATTCCAAAAAACCTCGAAAGCCATCAGATTGAGCATCGTGAAGGAGAAGAAGAATGCATGAGCTGATGATGAACTGCCTGTATCTACTCGTCATCTGCCTGTCCGTCATGGGAGGCACGGCGGTAATCCTCATCCTCATCGGCATGGTGAAAGGCATCGTCGGCATGGTGAAAGACGCAGTAAAGTCGAACAATCATGAAGACGACTGACCTGTACGGTTATCTCGACGCCGGGGCTTGGGAGGACATCGAACAGATGCGCCAACCCAAGCCCATGCCACCCGCCAAGAAGAAGAAGACCGTCACCCAATACAAGGACATGACGCCCGAAAAAGCCGCACACAAGCGGAAGCTCAAAAAGAAGTGGATAAACGAAAACCACGAAAAAATGCTCGACTATTGGGTGCGATACCGAAAACAGCATCGCGAGGAAACCAGAGCTGCCTGCCGCAAATGGCAGAAGAAATTCAAACTGGAGCATGGCGTCAGCTATCAGACTTGGCGCAACTGGCGTAAAACGCCGGAAGGACGCGAGCGCATAGCCGCATGGGAGGCGGCACACAAGGAGGAATCATGAGGGCTTTCATCTTCGACGAAGCCGGTACCGGCAAGACGAAACGCAGCATGGACCTGCTGGACGATGCGGAACATATTCTCGTCATCTGTCCGGCAAGCGTCGTGAAAACCGCATGGCTGCCGCAAATCCGCCAATGGTCGCACGGCAAGGCGTTGACCATCGAAGACTACCGGAAGCTTGGATGGCCGGAAGACTACCGTTTCCTCGTAGTATCCTACAATATGGCCGCCAAGCTGGGTGAAGTGCCGGACGGTTTCAGCCTCATCATAGACGAAAGCCACATGGTGAAGAACCCTAGGAGCGGACGTTCCAAAGTCGTGAAAGGCATCAGCGACCTTGCCAAGGACGTGCTGATGCTGACCGGCACGCCCGCTCCGAAGGATTTGGAAGACCTGTACGGGCAGACCGTTGTCATGTACCCGCACGCCAATGACAGGATAGCACTGCTGGGCGATGCTTGGCGCACCCTAGGGGCCTTCAGGACGCGATACGGCAAACCATACACGATGAACGTGCAAGGGCGTCTCGTGGTCAAATACACGTACTCCAAGCCCATGGTCGAAGAAGCGTGCCAGCAGTTGCAGAAGCTCGTACTGGACATACGACGCGGCGGAAACCCGCTACCACAAGTCGAATGGCTCCCATCACAGAAAACCGAACAGGAGGACATGGCGTTCGAACAGTGGACGGACACCCACCAGCTGGTTGAAGACGTGTACGCGGCAAGCGCGAGCGCCGCCGCCGTCAAACTCGCCCAACTCGACGACGGTTTCGCCTACAAGACCGAAGACCGTGGAGAATCCTACTGGTTCGGCGTGTCCAAACTCAAAACCGTCTACAGTGAAGCCAAGAGACGCGAAGACCCTGCGCCACTGCTCGTATGGACACGGTTCAAAGCGGTAAGAGACGAAATCTACCGCACTTGGACGCCATGCACCGACGCGAAAACATTCCTCGCCATGACAGGTCAGGAACGCGGAAAATACCGGCTCATAGTCGCCAACCCGCAATCCATGGGCACCGGCGTGGACGGATTGCAGCATCTCATAAAAGACCAAATATGGCTCGACCTCCCATGGACATACGCCGACTGGGAGCAGGCTAACAGAAGACTGGTACGACGCGGCAGCCCATATCAGGGACGGCAACGCATACTCGTACCGGACACGCCATGGAACCGCAAGGTCATGGACGTGATAGAAGGAAGGAAGACACTCGATGACATCATCAAGGAAAAACAATTGGGATGAAGTGATGGAAAACGTGAACAAGGCGATTCCCACCAAAGCCGACAACTATCACGGGCCGAAAACCCTGAGCGACATACCCCTAGACCCGCCTGAGCCGCCGACCGCGAAAAGCGACCCAAGCATCTACACGCGCATCGCCAACAACCTCGACCATGTGAAGAACATGCTCAACGGTGAGAAAGCCGAAGAATACGGCAATCCTCTCATCATGTGTCGGAACATTTCCAAACGATGGTTCGGCTGCGACAACGCTGAAGTGGAAGTGGCCATCATGATGGCCGAACTGAAAATCGAACGCATCAAATACGACCACGGCAAGGAAGACTCCTATCTGGACGCCATCGCCTACCTCACCATGGCATTGTCGTTCATGCAGGAGGGGAAGAAGAATGACTAACATCAACCACAATGTGACGCTGCTGAAGGCAAGCCGTGAGGAACGGCGGAGGATAGAAGCCGATGAAACAATCTTCACGCTTTGCGAATTTCGGGCACCATATGAGACGGTGGCCTTCATGTTCATCGACGCCACAACCGGAGAACATCTAGGCAACGCCTTTATCATCTCGGCACTCACGTTCGGCGGCTTGGAGCACAACCCTTGGTCATGGAGCATGTTCGCCAAGCTTACCGACATGACAGAACAGGAACCCAAGGAACGGTTCCCCGTCGAAGCGAAAGCGAAAGCCCCGTCCGAATATGAAATGTATCTATACAAAATCAGACCGATAAGCGACAACGAACTGTTGCAGCACCTTTGCAATCCGAACGAGTAAGGAGAAAAAATGCTGAACGACATCACAATCGAACAGTGCGCGGAATACCAAGACCTCATCCTGCCGTACACTGAAAAACAGTTGAACCCCAACTCGTATGACGTGACCTTGCAGGACACCATCGTCACCTTCGCCAAGGACACGAAAGACTGTTACGCGGACGGCAGCGACCACACGCTGCACGGCATCCACACCAACCCAGTCAGAATCAACGGATACTATCTGCTCCAGCCGGGACAGTTCGTCCTAGGCGCGACCGTAGAGAAAATCAGCCTCCCAGACAATATGATGGCACGATTCGACGGCAAAAGTACCCTTGGCCGACTCGGACTCTGCACGCACGTGACAGCCGGATTCATCGACGCAGGATTCGCCGGAACCATCACCGTCGAATTGAAAAACGAGAACAGTTTCCCCATCCTGCTGAAACCCGGCATGAGAATCGGACAGGTGTCGTTCGAATATCTGAACGATGCGGCAGGGAAACCATACGGCATGGTCGGCCACTACCAGCATCAGAATGCTCCTCAACCGGCTGTGGAGGTTTTGCCATGAATGTCAGGATGCCCCGTCAATGCCTCAACTGCGGGTGTCATATGACGTTAAAAGACTGGTATCCTGAAATGCTGTGCGAAACCTGCAAGCAGGAAATCGATTCGGCATTGACGGACGAGAATAGGCAGGAAGGATTGGAGTATCCAGATGAGTGTTATTAGAAAACTAACCACCCTCGACCCGACGCTATGCAAGCATTGCCTAAAAAAACTCACCACGAAAGAAATGTTCATGTTCAACGGATATTGTACGAAATGCTGGAGGTTGCGCGGTGGCAATTGAACAGGACTGGCGTAACAGCAGCAAATACTATCTAAGCCCGGAGCAGGAAAACACCGTGGAAACGCGAAGCATCGTATTGTATGGCATCGACGCGCAGACCACCACCTGTATGGAGGAATGCGCCGAACTCATTCAGGCAATCAGCAAGCTCAAGCGCTATAATCCAGAAGACCCAAACAATAAGGTCAGCCGCAACGAGCTTATCGAAAACCTGTATGAGGAAATGGCCGACGTGCAGATATGCTTCAGCCTGCTGGTCGCAATCTACGGACTGAAGCCATCGGACTTGCGACGCATGATAGACTATAAGGTGTGGCGCATGAAACAGAAAATGGAAGTGCAGGGCGAGAAATTCTAATGGATATTCTGAAACTTATCGTCTTCACCATCATCCTGCTCGCATTCGTAGCAGCCATCATGTGGGTTTGCAACGCATGGAATGACCGCATCTTCACCGCATATGTTGCGGTGGCGGCCATAACGATAGTGGCATGCTGGCTATTCGACTAAAAAAGAGACTCCCAGCAAGGAAGAGGTGAAAAACCTTGCTGGGAGCGGAGAAACCAAAGGAGGGGCTGATGGTGAAAACCACCAACAGCCACATTCTATTATAAGGTCAGCGGATTGTCAAATACCATTCGTCGCCGGACTCGGTGCCGACCGCCACATAACGGTATTCGCCAGAAGAAGCGCCAACATAACGACCCCACAGGAAGCCGTCAGCATAAGCACCCCAACCATCAAGCACGACCTGCTGTCCACGCCCATACTGGGCCGCGACGTCAGCGTTCACGGACGGTGCGGTACGCACATTCAACGAATCCACAGCCACATCATACGTACACGCCACTACGGTCGGAGCCGGGGATTCGATGATGGGCGGAGCCGGATTCACCGGAGTGTCAGCGCCGACACACGCATACTTGTCCCATGCCGCCTTGTCACCGGCGAAATAGTTCAAATCAAGCGAACCGGCATAACCGCCGATATGACCGTTCGACGTGTACTGGCGCATTGGATACGCCACATACGACCAAATCGAATTTGCATCCTGCCAGCCGACAGCATCCATGGAAGCATAGCACGCCTCCCAAATGCCGCAATCATGCTTGGCGGCAATATCCTTGATATACGGGATTTCGGAACGCTGAGCGTACACGAGCGGCTTCACGCCGGTCGTGCGAATGTAATGGTACAGGAACTCGTCAAGATACGAGCGGTCGCCCCAAGCGGCATTATCATCCGCCTCCCAGTCAACGGCAGGCACGAACTTCTTCAAATAGCCTTTCGTGCGCTCTGCGAAGAACAACGCTTCCTCGGCAGCTCCGACGCCGCGAATGTAATGCATGTAGCCGACAGCAAGACCACGCTTGGCGGCGGCCTGAATCTTCGCATCCGCACCGGTCCACACGGATTCGACAAGACCATTGTCAGTCGTCAGTTCGCCGGCACCCCAAGTGCACTGGACCACGACGCCATCGGCGTCAATCTTGGAAACGTCAACGTCAGCCTTCCAATTGCTGATGTCCACAAACCTCATTCAGAAACCTCCGTTTCATTGCTTGCGATATGCTTGCCAGTCACCAGACTCTTGGATGGGGTGGCGAGCGAAGCCGGGCTGATGGCATCCGTCTTGCCGGAAGACGCCACGCACGTCAACACGGACGCGACGGCTGCGACAAGCGCGATGCCAGCCACGTTCAGCCAATCGACCTGAAACAGGCCGACGCCACCGACCACGCCGGCAGACAATGCCGCCTGACATGCGGTGCGGATTGCACGTTCCAACGTGTCAACCCAAAAATCCTTTTCAAACATGAATCATGTCCTTTCGTTGATGTCCAACGGTTCTATTGTATCGCGAAGACCGTCCGGCAGCCGCGGTTTGGGGTATTTCTCCAAAAACTCTGGGTCCAACACTTGGCAGAGTTCTCCAAGCCAATGTCCTATCGCCCGAATGTAGGCGGTTTTCAAATCGTCCTGATAGCGTAGTTTGTCGCGTTCCTGAATGAACGCGGCCAGTTTTTCGTCCTGCCGGTCGATTTCATGCTGCATGTTCAATTGGGCTTCCGAAAGCCGCCTGTAGGCTTCGCTCAGGTCGCCGCGTCTGTTTTGCGCCCAAGTGACCGCTGCGACCACGATGGCGCATAGTCCGGTCACTAGGGCGACGATAATATCAGTGCTCATATGGCACTATCCTAGCCGATAATTGCGATTATGTCAGAAAAGACGGTAAGTGGCGTGGATGGAACATGCCATGGACGGATATTCATCTTGGACGAAACACCGCGCACATGTTCGCTTCAGGCGGTGTCGCGCATATCGACCTGTTGACCACTAACATCAATCTGACCGGCTGGGGGGCGGAAGTGGCGGTGGCGCAGGTATACAACAGTAGCTTCTATCCGGCAATCGCCGAAGGCTCTTACGCAGGTACGAGAGACAGTTACTATCCTACTACGATATCCGTTTTATCCAACGGAAACGTGAAGGTCGGATACGCTGGAGGTACTGTTGGAAATCGTATCGTTTCCAGCATTTTCTCCTACAACGTCGGCTAGGCCCTCCACTCCCTGCACTGCCATCCTCCTGTCACGCCTGAGTATACAGCATTTGGGTTGCCCAACATGATGATTACACCATCAGGTCGAACGAAATTGCACCAGTTGGCGTTTACGGCACTTACGACACCATAGTCGTAGGCAGTGTGATTGTCCCCGTATGGACGCCATCCTGCTGGCATGGTTTCGTTCGCAGTGGTATGATTCTCTTGGTTTGAACTAGTGTATTTTACGCTACCGCTCACGATGACCGTATCCCATTCTCGGGAAACCCACCACCTATCGCTGGTGTATGGCGCTTTCATGCTAATGGTGTCCCGTGTTTTGGCCCACTTGCCGCTTGGAGTTCTGACATAATCGCAATTATCGGCCACATTATGCAACAGCGTGCCTTCAGGCACTGTGGTGAGCGCGTCACGCTGCGCGGAAGTCTGCACCCGCAGCATGTCACCCTTCAACGCAGCGCCAATATACGTCTGCGTGATGACCACGCCAGAGGCGGCAGTGTTCGACACGCCAGCCGGAAGCAGCACTTGAGCCAAAGCCAAAGCACCAACAGGAACAGCCGGTACGACAGGCACGGTGGAAGCCGTACCCTTCACCACGCCGAACTCAGGAGCATCCGAACTGTCCGACATTGGCGAGCGCGTCTCGTTCTGCTTCACATACACGACGTCGATGCGCGAATTGGCGGACGGAGCCGCACCCAACGGCACGTTCACGTTTCCATCATTCTGGATAAGCAGCGCGCCATAACGGTTCAACACCGCGTTGAACGGATGCACCGTCACACTCATGGAATTACTGTTGCCGGTGACAAGATTGTCCTGCGAACGGTCGAGAATGCCGGCAATCGGCATCATCGTGGTCTTATCGCAGACGAACAGGCCGCTCATGTCGCGTCGAGCATCCAAGAACGACGCCTTCCCGGACACTGCGAACAGGCTGTTGCGTAAGGTCATTGTTAATTTTTCCTTCCAGCGCCTTCAGGCGCGATTCCAATTCGTCAATGCGGGCGTGCGCCAAATGTGCCTCATGGATGGCCCACACGCCGAGCATCGGATAGTTGATGCCGCACGGCTCGTAATCATCATTATACTCGACGAACAAGCCCAAGCCGTTGTCATCCAAATCTTCGGCGACCATGCCCAAATGCACGTTCGCACTGTCACCGTTCTGGTTCACGTCGTCGATATAACGGTAGAGTGTCCAATCGACGGCACGCATCTGCTCCAACGTGATGTCCGGCATCATGAAATCCTGCTTCACTTTGCGGGATGACTGGGCCGTTCCCAACGTGCCGTCAGACAACGCCCACACGGCACGCCACGAACCTACGGAAAACAGGTTGGCATAGGCGTTCGTCGTATTCGTGCCGCCGCGTCCCTGCGATAGGACGCCCCAATTCCATGCATTGCACTTCTGGTCGATGGTCGCACGGTCATAGGATGTTCTGTTAATGGATGCGGTCACCGTCTGGTCGATGTTCGCGCTAATGTCCAACACTTTCTGGATAGCCTGAGTCAGCTGGGAGCCTGACGGCCTTTCCAGTTCACGCAGCCGGCGACCATACTCGTTCAGCGTGGATACGAGCTTGTTGGTGGTCTGAGCCGGATTCTTCACGTCGATGACCATTTCGCCGTCTTCGGCAACCGGGGCGATGCCGTCAGCCGACTCTCCCTGATGCACGACAATCTCGTCAACCATTATCCACCGTCACTTTCACACCGTCGAACACGTCACCAAGGGTGAATGTAATCCAATTCGAGCTTTCATCGGCCTTGATGCCGGTGATGCGCCGCGTGTGCGCACCATCCTCATAATACCAGTCGCCTTTCGTTGTGAACCGAATGTAATCGCCGACCGTATAGTTGGCGAGCGTCTGATTCACGGAATGCAGGTATCCGCGATGCACTTTCGCCTCGGTCGAAGACACGGGCTGCCAGTAGACGGCGGCCGCCTCGTTCGCATACGACTGAAGCGTGTTCTGCAATTTGACAGTCGAATGGCTGGAATCCACGCTCTCCCAGATTGGAGCTCCAGCCTTCTCCAGAACGTCCGTGTAGGCTGAGGCGACGAGCGTCTTATCGTCCGATTTGCCGGATGTGAACCATTGCAGTGAGGCGAGCTTGTCACCATCATCCGTGGCGGACAACGAGGCGATGCCCGGTTGCAGGGCGGACGCGCTGAAATGGTGGGTTTCGCCGCCAAGCAGCGGATGACCGGTCTTCATATGCCATTCGTAACCCAAGCCGTCAGCGGTACGCGCGGGGAAGAATCCGATGTCGCAGCCGTTCTGATAGTTAGTGATGTTCGACAGCACTTCGCCAACATAGTTGAGGTCAACCGCCTGATAGTTCGCTTCGGACGTGCCGGTTTCGGGAGCCTCCAACACGACGGGCACGCTGCTGTGAGACCAGCTCATCGCCTGTTCGACGAGATTGCGTGCTACCGTATTCCAAGTCACGTTCCTATAGGACGTATCATATTGAGGGTCGGGCGAACCGTCAGGTCTGATAAGGCTTTTACCTTTCGCCTTCGCAGGCAGTATCGTACGATGGTCAAAATACGTCCACATGCCCGACGCCACGAGGGTGAGCGTGCCCGAATCGGCGTCATATTCGCGACGCATGAGCACGCCGCCAACGGAAAGCCCGTCATCCTCCGCCACCATGACCGTCTTGCCGATGGCGGCGGTATTGCGCAGGTCAAGCATACGGGCGTCGTTCGCGACATACTGCAACCTCGTGTCATCCGAGCTTGCGTATATCGGCACCTTCACCGTCAGGGAATCCGTGTCGTTCAGTTTCATCTCCCATTCGGCGGAAGTGTGCGGCAACGGGATGATGCGACGTCCGGTCAATAGGTCGGCAAGATACACTTTCATCGCCACGCCTCATTCCATTCGACGGTCATGGTTGGTGTGCCGGTTTGGACGCCGAGCGGAGTGAACTGGATGGTGCAGTCTCCGGTTGGTCGGAACCAGTTCTCTTCGGTGAGGAACATGCTCAAATCCGACTGGTTCTGGAACAGGACTCGTTCATCGTCGAAGTCGAACACCATCGTCTCGTCTGGGTTGATTTGACGGTGGAATTCGACGGCTTCGCCGGTTTCTACGCAGTGGATGCGCACGCCTTCCGACAGGCCTCCCGACACTTTCACCACAAGATGCGTCGGAGCGAAGCCGGAGCCGGTGATTCCGACTCGTCCCGGATTACCCACTTCGCCTTCCGTCAACGGGTCGGTCAGCGGGTCGAGAATGCCGATGCCATCGGTCGGCACGCCCGTGGTGGCCGACCGTAATGGTGCGAGCAGGTAGGGTGATGGTGCCAGAAGGCCGATTTGAAACGCGGCTTTTCCGCGATACCGGTATTCGTCCACGGTCATGGAGCGCACTTCCGCGTCGCAATGCAAGGCGGTGGCGTTGCCTTTCTGCACCGTCACTGTCACCAATCGTCCGGCCATGCCGCGAAGTCGGCGCATCATCAAATCAGTGCCTTCCACCGAAGACGTAGCGTAATAGCCTTCGACGGTGATGGTGCGCCCGTCATAATAGGTGGTGCCGGGCATGGCGTTGCCGTCCGCCCTAGGCCAAGCATCCTGCTCGGTTTTGGCAGACGGCAGGTCGTCGAACCCGCTGATGGAGGTTAGCGTGAAATCATATCCGGCGTCGCCATGCAGTGTGATGTCGCCCACGGTGACGGTTATGGTGCTCAAGGTCTGACACTTCCAATCATCTCATTGTTCAAAGCGTATCCGAATCGGCGTGCCACCAGTTCCACGTCGCTCAACGGGCTTGCGACCACATTGTCGATGTGGACGCCGCCTGTGGACTGTGCCGCCGCTACCTTACCAGTATAGTCGGTAAGCCTCGGCTTCGACACCACGCCAAAGTCGGCTGGACTGATTTGGTCGAAGTCCAACGAACTCAGCACGTCATCGACCTGACCGCGCACGAACGCGCCTTGAGCGCCGATGGCCTTGCCGAAGTCTCGCATGAGATGCTCGCCGGACACGCTGGTGTAGCCGGAGCCGGAGAACGGGCCGACCTTTGCAGGAGAGAACGGGAAGAAGTCTCGAACCTTCTGCAACGCGCCCTTCACCGCGCTTTTCACGTTTTCGACCGCGTTGAGAATGCCCTGTTTGAAACCGTCCATCAACGCCGCGCCGGAATTGATTAGCCATGAGCCGGCACCGGCGAACAGTCCCACGATTTTGCCCGGAATGTTTCCGATGAAGCCAAGAATCTGACCACCCAATCCGGCGAACGGTCTGGCGATGTTAGCGATGATTGCCGGAATCGCGCGAACGACGGCCATGAAAATGCTTGGGAAGTTCGCTGCGATGCTTCCCACGACGCTGATGAAGGCGTTCAGCAGCATGGGCAGACCATTGATGATGCCGGTCACCAATCCGCCGATGATTGCAGGCAGCTGGTTGATGATGGCGACGGCGATGCCCGGCAATGCTGCGGCCAACGACGTTATCACGCTGGTGATGGCGGACATCAATGCCGGAATCAATGTCGGCAGTGCGGTGGCGATGCTCTGTCCGATGGATGGGAGCGCGGCCACTACGGTGGTGCCCAATGTTTGGATACCGGAAGCCAAGGATGCGCCGAATCCGCTGATGAATCCGGCGATGGCCGCGCTATTGTCGCTGATTGCGCTGAACGCGGCCTGAATGCCGGCTATCAACGACTGTCCAAGCGAGGTCATTAGCGACGGAATCTGTCCGGCGAGTGTGCCGAACAGGCTGCCGAACGCTTCCAGCATCGGCTGGCCGTAGGTGGCGATGAAGCCGGGCAGTTGGGCGAACATGTCGGAGAACGCCTGCGTGATTTGCGGCAGTATCGTCATCAACGCGGGTGCGAGCGTCTGTCCGACGCTCATGAGCGCGTTGGCGATGCCTGGCAGTGCCGCGGTGATGCTCGCCACCATCTGCGGGAGTGCCGCGGCGAACGCCGACGCCATGGCGGGCAGTTTCGTCTGGATGCCGGTAAGCGTATCGTCGAGGCTTTTCTGCCATTTGTCGAACTTGCCGGTCATCTGGGATGGGTCGAGGCTGAACAGGGTTTGGAAGCCGGCTGTCAATCCGGTGAACAGTGCGCCGGTCACGCCCAAGGATGATGCGATGCCGCCAATCTTGCCGACTGCCGTACCAAAGCCGTTCACGGCTGCGCCGAATCCCCTCAACGCGCCGGAAGACACTTTCAACGCTGCGGAGCCGACCGCCTTGAACGCGGCAACGCCAGCGGCGGAGAACGGAGCGAAACGCCCGGTGAGACGTGAGACGGCTCCGCCGAACGTGCTCTTCAATCCGGTTCCGACCGTCTTCGCGGCGGAAGCCAGCGGGGCGAACGGATTCTTGCCGCCGAACTCCTTGGAAATGATTTCCGGCATTCCACGCAACGGTTCGGACAGGATGGAGCCAAGGGCGGACGCCTTCGACTTCACGCCTTCCACCATAGTATCGAATGCGTCTGAAACCTTCGACACGACGTCGCCGATACCCGTCGTGTCCACCATTTCAGTGAACGCGTCCTTGAATTCGGACGCCTTGCCTTTCACGTTCGACACCATGATGGCGAAACCGGATTCGACATCCGCCTTCAACACTTCAATCCTCGTTGCGAACGAGTCGGAAATGCTGTTGGCGAGCGCTTTGAAATCGTCTCCGACGAAACTCCAAGCGTTCGTGAAATCGCGGCCCATGTTCGTGAGTCCCGCTTTCAGGTTGCCGAACGCCATCATCACTTGGTCTGACGCCTGTACGGCGGAGCCGACCAGTGGGAGGAACACGTTCGGAATGTTCAGTCCGGTGAGGTCTTTGAGGTCGCGTCCGACCTGCGTGAGCTTGTCATGGTAGATGTCGGCGTCCTGTGCGGCCAAATCCAGTGTCTTGTACGCATTGGAGTCCACTATGATGGCGTCCGCTGCCGTGCGAATGTCTTTGAACGCCTGAATGAGCTTCGGAGCCTTCTGGCTGGATGCCACGTCCACCTGCGTGCTTAGCGTTTCGAAGGCTTTCAGGAATTCGGGCGGCAACGATTCTGCCGAATCGCCCATCTGGTCCAGGCCGGAGCGCAGCAGGGAAATGTTGCCCGACACTTGTCCGACTCCGTTGCGCAGGCGTTCGGCGGCGTCCTGCACCATGGCGAAGCCTTTGGCCGCGTCGGCTCCGAAGCCGAGAGCATGGTCCTGTAGGTCAATGTATGCGACGTTGAACCTGCCGAGCGCTTTTTCGACCTTAACGGACTCGTCGATGCTTTTCGACATGGCGTCCGCCACGCCGGCAAGCTTGTCGATGACGATGGAGGATGCGGATATGGCGTTGCCGAAAGCGTTCGTGAAGGACGAACCCAATCCGATGAGCACGTTCTTCACGCCGACCAGCGCGGTGCCGATGAACGGGATGCGGGAGGCGAACCTGTCGTTCGTAGCAACCATGAGGCTGAAGACGGTGGTGCCGATGGTGCCGACAGTGTTGAGGACGTCGCCCAGACCGGACAGCAGGTTGACGTTCTGCGAGTTGGCGCTGATAAGGTTCGTCAACGGTGCGAGGAACCGTTCTATCTGCTGCGGGTTGAACGCGTTGTTGACGGCTGGGGCGAGCTGGCTGACGAACGTCGAGGCCAATGCTGCGGCCGCGTTCGACAATGGTACGAATCCGGCGAGCATTTCGCCTATGGTGTCGGCCATGCCGGAATTGGAAATGGCGGTCAGCGCCTTGCCGAGGTTCGCGGACAATGCTGTGGCGGCTTCAGCCGACCTTGCGCCGACCGTGTTCTTGATGCTGTTCCACGCGCGATCTGCCGTGACCGGCATGGCAGCGAACTGCTGTTCGATGGCGTCAGCGTTTTCAAGCACCGTATCGTAGAGGGCTTGGCCGCTGATTTTGCCTTCCTTGCCCAACTGTTTCAGTTCGCCTACGGACACGTTGAGATGCTTTGCCAGCATTCGGGCGATTTGCGGCGAGTTCTCCATGATGGAATTCAGCTCGTCGCCGTTCACGATGCCTTTGCCCAATGCCTGTGTAATCTGGCGCATGGCGGAGGACGCTTCCTGCGTGGATGCGCCCGCGCTGACCATGTTCATGTCGAGCAGTTTGGTGAACTTGGCCGCGTCGCCGTAATTGGTCACGACTTCGGGCGCGAGCGTGCGGAGCCGTGCGGCGGACTGGACGAAATCGTCCGTTGATACGCCGACCTCGTTCGCGTATTTCAGCGAATCTTCGAGATAGGTCTTATAGTCGCCAGCATCGCCTACCGCGTTCTTCAGCATGGCGGTGGTCTGACCCCACTGGTTGCCGAGTTCGATGACGTTGGAGGTCACGTTCTTGACGGCGCGGGAGACTGATACGATTCCGGCGACTGCTGCCGCCGTATTCAGGTATTTGCCGATGTCGAGGTTGCTGAAACTGTTGCCGAAGGCGTTTGCGGAACGCTGTCCGCCTGCGGTGAAGGATGCGAACACGCCGTTGAGCGCACCCTTCACTCCGCCTTGCAGGCTGAGGTTCTTGGCGAACGCGCCGGAGAAGATGGATGACAGGCCGGTGCCGCTGTTTTTAAACATGCGGCTTGCCGACCCTGACATTTTCGGTTGGACGGTTGGGGTGAGCACCGCGCCCTTGCTGGCTTTCACCAATGCGGACTGTAGGCCTTCCAACGATGGGAGTACCCGTATCCATGCGGTTGCGATGCTGCCCTTTGCCATCTGCTATTCCTTTCGGTGAAGACCCAACGCCTTGTTGATGTCTTCGGTGTTCATCGAATCTAGTTCATAATCCTCCGTTCTGGTGTTCTTCTGATTGGCTGGGAGCACGCTTTTCGGCTTCCTGCCCTTGCCGCTGTAGGGGGCTAGTGTTGACTGTTGGATGATGTCCAAGAGTCGTGCCGTCGCTCCGAACGTGCCTATGAGTTTGGCTCTCTCTATGATGGTGTAGTGTCTTGGACTGCCGTATTGGCTTGCGAAGTCGGCCAAGATTTGGCTGTCCCACTGGTCGGGGTTTATCGCGTAGGTCAGTCTTTCGACTGTGAATCCAAAAGCGCTGGCAATTTTCCCGAGAGGTATTCCCATGCGTCGAGCACGTCATCGTCGAATGCTGCCATGACCGCTTCGTACTTGTTTTCCTTCAGTACGCCGCGCATGAGCTTGTCCACGAGCCAGATGGTTTCCACGCCGTCTTCGATGCTGCCGCTGTGGATGGCCTGTTGGAATTTACGGTTGCGGAGGAGTTTCGCGTAGGCGTCGCCCCAATTGTCGTTGAAGTCTTCGATGGTGATGGTAGGCTTGCGTTTTGCCATTGGTTTTCCTTTCTGATTGGAGTCGTACTCTCTTATAAGAATACCCCACACGTCAGTCAATGATGAATGGCGTGCAGGGTGTGTTTTGAGCGGCATTTACGGACTGACGATTGACAGTGTGTCGAAAGACCTTCTGAAGAAACTAACTCCAGTTGCCGGTATTGCTTTTATCACAATTCGGCACTTCGTTGGGATGCTGCCGCTCTCGAACGACTCACTGAACTGGTCCCATATATTCAGACCACTGGTTGCCGGACTGAACTTCAACAGTGTTCGCCGTTGAGGTTCAACAGACTCCACTGTAGCATCAATAGTTCCAATATTGTCTTCATAAGCCCTGATTTGTCCACTGAATCGCAATTGCTGGTTCGCCGGTATGTCGAACACATCAGAAGTACATGTCGCATTGGAGACTACCAATAAATAGGGTTTACTTTCGGCATAATCCATATTAATGATTGAATTTGGTGGTGCCCGCTTCACATCACCTTCCTCGAAGTTGCCGTTGGGAATCAAATTGTCAGTGAACTCTCCGAAATTATGCGAGGCGGACATGTTCAGAGTGCTGGCATACCTGACCGCAGACCAAGCATTATCGCCGCCACTCGTCCCGGAAACGGTGGACCTCAGAATCTTGATGTCGAACTTGGTGCCCTTCGGAAGGGAAAGTTCGCCAGTCCAGACTCCATCATCACCCTTCGTCATTATCACGCCAGATGCACGCGACCATGGCGAGGCTTGTCCCCAGTCTCCGACAATCCACATCGCTCCGCCGTCAGCCACCGTACTGTCGGATACGGTGGCTGTCAGCGTCGGATTCGGAGAGCTTTACGCTTTTGGGATGGTGATGTACTGGGTCTGCGCCGGAGCGGTGGCGGTCGGATAGGCGTTGATGGTGAACTCGAAGTTCACGAGAGCCGTATGCACGTGGATGATGTCGCCGGTGATGAGGAAGGTGGCGTCGGCCATCACGTTACGACGCTTGCGACCACCCTTCAACACTTCGTCGATGACGATGACGTGATGCTCCAGTTCGCTAGCCTGTTCCTTGACGGTGATGGTTCCGTCCTTGCCGCTGCTGGGGTCTACGACGGTCACGTTGGCGGAACCGTAGGCGACCTTAATCAAATCCTCGTTCAGGGCTTCGATGCAAGTGCCAGTCCACGTCTTGGAGAAGGTCGGGTCTGCCTGTGCGACGGTATCGCCGCCTGCGGCCACGATAGCATCGCCAGCCTCGAACGATGCTGGTTCAGTCAATCCGTCTTCGCTCAGATAGCCGAGGCCGACGAACGCACCGGCCAGGTCGGAGGTGGCGTCGATTGGAAGCGCGGTGCCCAATGGGGCGACCCAAATGTAGCCGGACTTGTTGGCACTGGAGCCCGGCCTGGAGAATGTTACGTTTGCGGAAGACTGCTTTGCGCCCATCTCAATTCCTTTCGTTTTAAACAATCATTGGCGGGCGGCGTCATACCGCCCCAAGGTGTGGTAATCGGATGTCACTCGGTGGTGTGGTTGATGGCGTAGAACTTGCCGGTTCCGCCGATGAAGCCCCAGCCGATTGCGACTTCGGTTCGGAGCAGCACCTTGTTGAGTGCGCCCAAGTCGCCTTCGGGAGAGGTGTCCGGATTGCCGGAGTCGAACACTTCGATGCCGGACAGCGGGACCGCGCCCCACACGAAACGGTTGGCGAAGTCGCCGATTACCGCGTCGAGCGTCTTGCTGGTGAGCTTGCCGGAGCCGGTGGCCGCGGCAGTGTCGGACACGGTGTTGGAGGCTGCGAGGGTGACGCCGCCAAGGTTGACCATGTTGCCGATGAGCGGAACTTCCGTAGCATACTGGGTCGGAGCTCCGCCTGTGGTGAGACCGTCGCCGATGGCGGAAAGGTAGGCGGATGTGGTGACGCCCTGTGCGGACGCGTCGCCCTGTGCGGCGACCTGACGGACGGCCTGCTTGAACGCGGTGGCGGCTTCCGCTCCGGTGCCCGGCGTGTACTCAATGTCTCCGGCCTTGTCGAGCACGTAGCCGTTGGTGCGTGCGACGTTGGATGCGGCCTTGGTTGCCGGGTTGACGCCGAAGATGGCGGCGAAGTCGAGGGCGCGGCTGATAGCGCGGTTCACGTAGGTGCGGTACTGGTCGAGGATTCCGGTCTGATACGGCTGGGCGACGATGCTTTGGAGCATGGTCTGCGGGGAGCCGGCACGGAAGGTCGCGTCGGTCGGATTGTAGGCTCCGTTGACGCCGAACAGCTGGAGGAACTTCTTCGGGAAGCGATAGGAGATGTAGAAGGTGATTGGGTTGATGGTCACGACACCGTTGGTGGCATCATTGGAGGACTTCTTCGTTTCCGCGACCGCTGCGTTGGCTGCGCCTTCGCCGAAGATGCCCATTTCGCCAGTGAAGTCGATGGTCTGCATCTGCGTGCCGATAAGGTCGATTGGAGTGCTGTTGGAAATCTTTGCGAGCGCGCCTGCCGCGGACTGTTCGGAAATCAGCTTGCGGTCAACGAAGCCCGGCTTCAGGTCGATTGTTGCGAGAGACACTGTTTGCCTTTCTGACGTGGTTGGATGTTGCGTCGGCTTCTGTCTCTGCGGCTCCGACCTGCCTCGACCACATTTTGTCGGCTGTGTGCGCCTCGACCCCACGGTCGCCCAGTGGGTATGCCCTTGCATTATTTAACGACTGTGCAGGGCGGTTCAAGTCCGTACATTTTAGGGGAGACGGTCGGTCTTGGCATGGTAACGAAGCTCCGATTGGCTATCGACCATCTCCAAGGCATAGCATAACACCCCACTTGACTTTCGTCAAATGGGGTGTCTGCAACCAGAATCACAAGAGAGGAACTACACATTGCTGCATAGCGGTTTCCATTCTACCACCTTCTCGTGGCTGTTCGCGTTCGGCGTGTCGCCGGACTTGCTATATGGTCCGATTTCGCCCTATTGCATTGCATGTGGGCTGGCACGAGATTGTCCATGCGGTCGCTGCCGCCAGCCACGCGCGGTATCACATGGTCTGCGGTGAACGACAACGGGTGCGCGGTGTTGCGACCCCAGTAGAAGGGTGCGCCGCAATAATAGCAGGGCGCTCCAGTCCGTTTGGTGCGTTCGCGGAGGATGGTGCGGTTGCGGTGGTAGAGTCCGGTGTCCTTGCCCATTATGCTATCACCTCCCTGACCTTGCGTTCCTTCGGACGGTTGACGCCGCGATACCATGCGGCGATGCTGACGCCCTTCAAGCCAGCCGTGGTTTCGGTCTTGCGGATTGGCGCGAATTTCCACTGGTCGTCCGAACCGGATTTGAGCTTCTGCGCGTTCTGCACTTCGGCTGTCAGCTGAGGATTGTTCGGATGTTTGAACCGTCCCTCGTTCAGCAGGTCGAGGAATCCTTGCTGGGAGGCGAGGAATTCGGTGCCGGTCAATTGGATGACGTTCAATCCGCGCGGCAGCATGTCCCTGATTGGATTGTTCAAGCCGCCAGCATCCAAGATGAGCGTGGTCTTGCGGGGGCGTGTTTTCAGCTCGTCAACCACCCACTGCCATGATTCGGTGGTGGGTCGTTCGTCCACGATTTCGCCGATGACGTACGCCCACTTGTCGTAATGCTGCGAGCCGACCGTCACCTCTTCGGTGCTTGCGACCACGGACAGGGCGAGCGTGCTGGTTGCCGGGTCGAAGGTGAGCGCGTAGACGAGCGTGTCGCGGTCATGCTGCAAATCCGAGTATGCGCTGTCCCACAGGTCCATCGGGATTGCGGGAGGGATGCTGTCCGCCCACCACAGGCCCAAGTCTTGGATGCGGAAGTCTATGAGTCCGTCCGCGCCTCCCTGCTTGGCTATCGCCACGTCGGTGAGGAACGCTTCGCGCGGTATCACGTCCGGGTAGAGCGGGTTGGTGAGCGCCCACAATTGTTCGTCTTCGATGTCCGCCGTCTCGTCGTCGATGCCGTAGCGTACCGCATACGCCATGTCATCGTCTTCCGCATTGTCGAGGAACACGTTGAACGTGTCTCCGATGGACGAGGGGAGGAACGGCGTGCCGGTGTAGATTATCATCGCCATTCGGCGCGTCTTCAGCGTTTTGGTAATCATCGCCTCGTATTCGGAGCGTAGTTCCTGCGCCTCGTCGAAGATTACAAGGTCGAACGTGCCGCCCATGCCAGCGGAAGCGCTCTTGCGTGAACGGAATCGGACGAACGCGCCGTTTTTCAACTGTAGGCGCTCGCGTCCCATGGTGGTGCTGAAGTGCGTGACTTCGGCTTTCAGTTCGGGATTCGAGTCGATGGCGTCTTTCAAATCCTCCATGATTTTGTTCGCCGCAATCTGCTCATGCGCGGTTACTAGTACGTTGAGTCCTAGTACGAACAAGTAGTAGAGGATTGGGGCGGTGAGGATTTTCGTCTTGCCGTTCTGTCGCGGCATGTTCAATGCGACGCGCTTGTATTTCCAAGTGCCGTCCTTCTTGCGTTGGAAGGCGTTGTTGAGGAATTCGACTTGGAACGGGAGGATTGCGTTTCCTCGACCCCAGTTCACGTATTCCGCGGCCATGATTGCCACGTCGGATGTTGGGCGGACGTTCGCCCTCCAGTTTGGGTTCTTCACCAGCATGTCACACCACCTGATATTTCTTGAGGATTTCTGCGTCCGCGCCCTTGCCGTAGGCGTCGCCGATGGATGCGATGTCCTGCGCGGTCTGCGGGAACGTGAGTTCATAGTCGAGTGTGACGTCCATCGGTTCGAAGATGGCGTTCAAATCCTGTTTGATGATGTAGATTCGGCTGACGAAGCTTTCCCTGTTGGATACGAGCGACTGGGTTGTCGCGCCAAGCGTGTCGAGTATCTGCGCGTCCTGCGGTGGGAGTCCGGTTTCCATCTGGAAGCTGAGCACCGTGTTTTGCAGGAGGGTTTTGAGCTGTCCGTTGTCCCATTGGCTGAGTCGTTTGACTTCGGGGCGCACGATGGTGTCGTGGTCGTCGTTGGCGTCGAATTTCGTCCAATCGGATGGGTTCTTGCTCGGGTCCGTTTTGATTACCACGTCTGGCGACGTTCCGACCACGACTGGTTCAGGCAGCATGAGGTGTTCGAGGTTTTGGGAGATGAGGCCTTCGATGACCATGGCGCGCTGCGCCAACAGCACGGCTTGGTCGGTGACTGGCGCGTGGCTGAGGGTGAGGCATCGTAGGTTTTCGTTGATTTCCTCGGCGTTTTCGTCGTAGCAGCGTCCGTCCAATCCGACAGCGGCCACCTTGTCCAAGTGGAGGTCTTCTGCCGGAAGGTAGTCGGCGCTGAGCGGGTCGCCGTCCTGCATGAGGAAGTAGGAGTTGACGCCTCCGACCGCTTTGCTGAGGATGCGGGTGAAGCTGCGTTTTCCGACAGCGCTGAAGTTGGTGACTCGTACGCGCATGGCGTATGCGTTTTTGACGAGTTCAATCCACGGGAAGGATATGGTCTGTTCGTCTACGGTGGTGAGTGTCATGAGCGTTTCGCTTCTTTCGCTACGAGTTTCTGGAGGGTGGTTTTGGGTGTTTTGGCTGCGGTGGCCTTGCTTTTGTGCGAGTCCACTTTGACCGCTTCGTCGAAGTTTTTGGTCATGGTCATGAGCAGGTTCATGAAGCTGACGTAGCTTCTTTGCGCGTTGACGGCCATGCTCATGTTGTATTCGCGGTCGTCGTCGTCCGTTTCGGCTCTTCGCGCGTATTCCTCCATGTCCGCATAGGCTTTGTCTATGAGTCTGTTGACTTGTTCCATGCGGCTTGAGAGGGCTTCTTCAGTCTTTCCTGCCATAGATTCTCCTTAACTGTTCGGCCATTTTGCGGCGTTGTTGGCGATACCAGCGTACCATTTCGGCTTTCGTCTCGGTGCGTCGTGTCGGGCTTTCAGCGTATTGGGGGTTGTTGATTGTTGGGGTCATGTGAGACTGTTCCTTACGTAGATTTTGCAGTCGCATCCGGCGTGCCGCACCCAGACGCCGTAATGGTTGGCGTCGTAGGGATGCCAGATGCCGCATCGTTCGAGACACCACGAGCAGGTTTCGCCCACCGATTCGCGCACCACTTCGGTGGTGGAGTCGAGTGCGAACAGGTTCATGGTTGCCTGTTGCATGGGTTCCACGGCCAGTTCCCGCTTGTATTTGGCGAGGAAGTTGCGGACTGTCTTTTCGGAATGTTGTTCGCCGGTCAGCCATCCGACCTTCTTGCCGAAACTGTCGGAGTCGAGTCGTTCTAGCTCCAGTCCAGCGGATTTTTCCGCGACCTGCTTCCAGATGTCTCCCAAGACTTTGCCGGCCAGATGCTTGTCTCCGCTGCTGGCGGCTGCTTGGGCTTGTCGCACCTGTTCGTCGGTGATGATGTCTTTTGCGGCCGGTGAAAGTATCTCCATGAGGTCTTCGACCGACTCCTGTGTGCTCTTCAAGTCAGGTACTCCAGCTGGTAGTCGTAGACGGTCGCCAAGCGTCCGTCCTTGGTGGGTTGGACGTTGGTGGTGTTGAGCAGCGGCGCTCCCATGATGTCCCACAGGCTTTTGTTGTACCAGTCGGCGAGGGCGTCGCCGATTTCGGCGCTGAGCGTGTCGGTTTCGTCTCCGGCCTTCTCGCGTGTCACGACGGTGATGGAGATGTCCAAGTGTCGGATGTATGGGGTGGTGTCGGAGGCGTTTTGGCGGGTGACGATTACCAGCGGATACTGTTCGGCGGTTTTGACTTGCGGATACTTGTCGTAGACGCGCATGTTGAGCCGCTGTGCGAGTCCGCCGATGATGTCCGTGATGATTTCCATGTCTTTGCTCACAGTCCGAATCCTTTCAGCGTGTCGCCTGAATGTTGCGTCTTGTAGTATTTGATTTCCGTTCCCGCGCGGTGCGTGCCTTTGAAGCTGCTGAGCGTGCGGTATGTGGTCATGGATGGTTTTTTCCTGTCCCTGTAGGCGTCCATTTGGAGTTGTGGCATCATTTGTGATGCGACGCGCCGGGACTCCTGTTGGAATCCCGGCGATTGCAGTACGAGATTTGTTGTCGCGTTCGGTGCGGCGACCATGATTTTCGCGCCTCTGAGCTGTGCCATCAGTATTGCACCTGCTTCGCGTTGAAGCTCCATTTGAACGGATTGAACATGACCCTGTTTCCGGAGTCGATGGGTGGTTTGATGGAGGTGACGTGGTATGGCATTCCGCAGTATTCGAGTTCTCCGCCGACGATTTCGGGCGGCGTGTCCGGCGTGGTGACGTGGACGGTGAGCGATGACACTTCGGTCATGTTGTCGTAGGTGCCGGTGTCTTCGCCTGTAGTGTTGGTGGTCACGATGCCTTTGACCGTGTGTCGGCTGTCGCCGGTGGTGACGGTGATTTCGTGCGTTTTGAGTCCGTATTGCATCAGAGCTGGAACCTCGCTATGGTGGCGCGTCCGACGCCCAGCTGTTTGAGCTGGTTGTTGGTGAAGAACACGTCGTCCGTGTTGCCTCGCCATTCGCCGGTGAAACTGTAGCCGCCCGCCGTCTGCGTGAACGTTTTGAACGCGCTCAGGTCGGTGTCGCTTTCGGACATGGATTCCTTGCGGCTTACGTCCTGTGCGACGCTGACTCCGATGATGTCCGCGACCATTTGGCGGGTGAGCGGGTCTTCCGTGACCTGCTTGTCCAAGTCGTCGCCTTGGTTGCGGTACATCATGCGGAGCACGTTGGATGCGGCTCCGCGTTTGCGTTCCTCATAGTCCACGAGGTCTGCTGGCACCGTGTGTCGCAGGTATGCTTCGGTGTCTTCGACGGTGGCGAGCGGCTTCAGTTCGTCGGTCAATTCTTTTCCTTCCAGTCGTGCATCGCGAGTCCTAGCTGCAAGATGCGTTCGGCAAAACGTTTTACCAGCTTGTCCTTCTCGTTTTCGTCCAATTCCATGGGTGAGTTTACCACCACGTCATCGTCGATGATTGAGAGGGTCGCCGGAGCGTTTTCGTCGCGCATCACCATGCTGAGGATTCGGATGTCACGCATGGGCGGCTCCCAGCCAGCCGGGTACGGCGTTCGTCGGCTCCGCGGTCACGGGGGTAACGCGCGTGCGGCTGTTGATGCTCGTGGCGAGCTGCTTTTCGAAGGCGTCGAGCTTGTCTTCCTCGGAGGGCAGCAGGTCGGCGCTCAGCCCGTACTGTTCGGCGATGCGGTTGCGTTTCGCCTGTAGCAGTCCGAGGGTGATGCCCTTCTCCTGAGCTTCCTTCAGCTTCTTCTCGTTCTCTTCGGCTAGCTTTCGGGCGTCTTCGGCTGCTTTCTGGGCCGCTTCGAGCTTTTCGCGTTCCTTGGCGAGCTTTCGGCTGATGATGGCGTCAAGCTGGGCTTGGGTGATTGTCGGCTCCTGCGTTCCGCTTCCAGTCGAGCCTTCAGAGCCTCCCATTCCGGTACCGTTCGCATTCGGGTCTGTTCCTTCCACTAGTCGGAGGTGCTTGTATCGTGTACGAAAATTCATATCAGCCTTTCCAGTCTGAGCCGCATCGCGAGTTCCACGATGTCCGTAGCAGCATTATACGCCCTGCGCAGGTCTATCCTCGCCTTGAGGGTCTTCGGGTCTTCGGAGTCCGCTGGAATTTCTTGCAGGAGGCGTCCGAGGGAGCCTTGCATTGAGCGGGCTTGGTTTTCAATCGTTTGGATGGGTGCAGTCAATTGCCATGTCCTTCTTGTAGGTGGCGACAAGGCAGTCGTGCTCGTAGCCGCCTTCGTCGACGGTCTGTATCGTCGTGTAGTGCACGGGCGTGTTCGCGTATTCGCAATACCATGCCCATGCGAGCATGGCGGTCAGCGTGAGGACGATGATGCAGTATGCGACGCCCAGATATGTGTCTCGCATGTTTTCTTCCTTTCCAATATTTCCTGAAGCGCCTTGCACGCTTCGTCGATGTCCTTGGTTTTGCGGACGCGCGTCCAATCGTCGAACACGCGGTAGTGTTTGCGGTGAGTGTCCACGATGGCGAGCGTTCTGGCGCAGACGGCGCAGTCGAACTCGCATAGCACGCCGCCCTTGAATGTTTCGCTCGCCCGCATCATGATGTCTACGCCGTATGGTTCCGCGGCTTCAGGCAGCTTTCCGGTCGGAGGTGCGAGCATTCTTAGTCCTGTCAGCCGGTTCAT